ACTATCTCATCACCACTCTTTGATTGAACTACACCATCATATCCCTTTTTTATTAATTCTTTTTGTATATCATTTCCTAAATATTGCATGTAATATTCAGGCATATGCATATCTAAATTATGGTATACATCATGCGCAACATACCATGTTGCCTCTGTTAATCTAGAATTTTTCATAACTTCTTTATTAGTATTTGGATAACCTATATAACTTCTTGAAAAATCATTATTTGTTTTCTTGTAGTAATCATATAATGATTGCAAATCTTCTTGTTTTGCATAATAGTATTTGCTATTTTCTGTTGCAAATTTAGCATCATTTTTATTATAAATTCTTTGCTCTGTAATTAATTTTTTGATACTAGATGGTATTTTATAATCATCCAAATCATTTTCATAAACATATTGATATTTTTCAACACCATTATCATCAATAGTAATCATTTTTAAATCTTTGCTATTATATATTTCTTCTATTTTCTTTCCTAATTCTTCTATTGTTATTTCTTTTAATTCTAAATCCCCTGTTTTATCTGAATATTCAGAATACTTTAATGTTGTTTTTTTAGAAATTTCAGGAAATTTGTTTTTCATATTTATCATAAATGATCCAAAGTCATAATTTACATCTCCAGAATCTTTTCCATCATATGTTTGCATTTCTTCACTAAAGAAAAATGGATTTTTAATATTTAAGTACGATTTCATTACTTTCGAACCATAAGTCTTTGCTTCACCTTCAGTAAACGCAAAATAAAATCCAGGACCATACCATCCCATATCATTTGAACTTCCAAAGTAATTGCTATCAAATTTTGTGAAATCATTATTAGTTCCGTGATAAACTTCAAATAAATTTCCATCATTTGATATTTCAGGCATTCCATATCTTCCTTGTTTAACTCTTATTGCACTATCTTTAAAAAAATCTTGTTGTTGTTTAGATAGTTTTCTACCTTGATTATCTTCATTTGATAAAGAATATTTGACATTGTTTTGTGTGTTTTCATTATATTGAAAACTAGATAGCCTATGTAAAGATGGCAAATCATTAACATTGTCAGGATAATATAATTCATTAGCATCGACTTCATAACTATATACTTTACCACCGTTATTATTAGCAACATTTTTAGCATATGATTTATCTGTTGTAACCCAATCACCACTGTTTAATTCATTTACTGGTGAAGCTCTATATATTGTTACTTTTTCATTAGGATTATTTAATATTTTTTTTAATTTGTTTAAATCTTTTTGTGCTTGATTTGTTAAATAACCATCCAGTTCTATAATCTTGTTTTTAATATCATTTAGATTTAATTCAGTTATAGATTTAGCATTCTCTATTTGGTGGCTTCCTCTATAAGAAAAAGAACTATTATCTAGTTCTTTTATTCCATTCCTCTTATAATTGTTAGAATCTTCATTCTTATTTTTCTGTATACTTTGTGTAATTTTTTCATCAAAATTCCCACGACCTTTTCTACTACTATTATACTTGTTATTATTGCTGTTTGCAAGTTGTAAGATTCTTTTTTTAATTAATTGTTCTCTTGATGGATGTACAGGATTCTTTTTAGATGACTCTGGTGTAACATTTTTTAATTCATTTTGATTTAAATCTTTTCTTCTTTGAACATCTTTTGCTTCAATTTCACCCAAACTATTAACATAATCAATCATATCTTGTAAAGTTGTTCCTGATGATAAACCTTTTTCAAAATGATTTCTATATTGATTATAATGCTGAATTTCATGCAATAACGTACTTTTTACTGCTTCGTTGCCTTTGCTTATTAAATTATTATTAATAACAATTTGTCTTATAGGAAGAAAGTCTCGATATTTTCCATTTGAGTTATCTAAATCTTTAAATTTTACCGTAATTTGTTTTAATCGAGGTTCAACATCATATAACAAGTCATGATCCAGTAAATCTTCTAATTTATATTGAGTATTTTTTTGTGGTTGTATCTTTAAATCAGAATTTTTATCGGTTATTTCAAATTTCCAATCACCATTTTTATCTTTAAACCACCCTGTATCTCTACGCAACTGTTCATTTGTTTTTTTAGTTGAATCATTTAATGCTTGATTATAATTTGTTTTTATCTTATCCAACAACATTTTTTGATCATCAGATAAATCTTTGTTTTTCAATGTTTTTTCTATGTTTTTTTTACCAATAAAGCTATAATTTGTAGTATTATTTAACTTATTATTCTTTTTATATGCTTGCTCCCATTTATATTGTAAATCTTCTATAAATTGGTTTTGATTGGTATATCCTCTAAATTGATGCCATAAATATTTTATCTCATTATAGATTCTTTTAAATAAATTTGGATTGTTTTGAGATAGATTATTAATAAATTCCTGATTACCAAATAATTGTGCTGACACATCGGCCATTGCTTCTTCTGTTAATTCATTTGTATTATAATTTTTGCTCAATAATTCTGTTATTGCTTTATTAAATTCAGAATTACTTTTTCGGTATGTTTCAATAATGTTTTTCATTGAATCTGTACCAATAGCATGAGTTAATTCATGTATTGCAATAAATTCTCCCATTCTGTTCGAATTAGGATTAATCGTAATTGTTCCATTCTCATACTTTCCATTAACAAATCTTCCATCTGGCGTTTTTAAATTGCTATCAAAAATTATACTAACATTTTTATCTCTTATAATTTTTTCAAGAATTTGCATGTATTTCTTAGTTTGTTCAGAATTATTAAAATTATTTTGTACTGCGCTTTCATTTAGTTTGTTAATCTTATCATTATCAGATATTTTATACTCATATTTGTTGATTGTCTTGTTGTCTTGTGCAAATGTACTGCTATTATCATTACTTTCTTTAATTTGCTTTTGAAGAGTATTAAGTTGTGTTCCAATCTCTTCTAATTTTTTTTCTTGTGCAGAATTTTCGTTAGTTTTTTCTTGATTAGTATAATTTATCGAATTATCTGTTTCGTTTGAAATAGGGGTGTTATTCTCGTTATTTACTATATCTACATTTTCATTTGCTAGTTGTGAATAAATTGTTTGTTGAATTTGTGAAATTTGTTCACCTGTTGGATATTCACCTGTTTTTTCATATTCTTTAGTTATCTCATCTGAAATAGTTTCATTTATTGTATTAGTTGATATTGTTTTATTTTGAATTTTGCTTTCTATTGAATTATGAATATTAGTAGTTACTGAACCTACCATTGAAAATACTGGTCCTGTTAAAGCAGTAGATACTGCTGCGCTTTCTCCTGCTTTTAATATTCTATTAATGTCATCTTTTATTGTTGTTTCCCTTTTGATTCCAGACTCATTAGTTGCTAGTCTTTCACTAGCTATTGAAGTCCCTTCCTGTGTCATTTCTTCTATTGCTTCACTTGCTATATTTTGTGCATAGCTTTTTACACCTGTTGTACCAATATTTACTATTTTATCTGCAACTTGTGCACCTACTTTTTTACTTAACCATTCTCTGACTTTTTTTTCACCATAATCATCTACTAATTCATTTACTACTTCTTTACTTACTGCTTTACCAGATAATGATGAAATACCTAATGTTGCTAAGTCTATGATGTTTTCTCCTGATTCTATTGCTGCATTTATTGCACCAGTTGTTTTTGCGTGTTTAGCAGCAACATCTTTAGGAACACCCATATCTATTAATGCTTGATATTGATTTCCTGCTTCAAGCATATATGTATATGGTGTTGAACCAACAGTATAACCAATAGAACCACCAACTTTTGCTCCTGTTAATGCACCTGGTGCACCACCAAATGCCGCACCAATAACAGCTCCAGTTCCTCCAAGTACAGTTGCAGCAATACCCTGATTTTTTAATGATTCGATTTGTGTATTTGCATTTTGTATAGCAGTTCCAGCTAATCCAGGATCATTCAATAAATCTTGATTGAATGAATTATATGTATCGATTTTGTTTTTTAATCTGCTTACATCGTTTGGCTCTCCATTCATTTGTTTATAATATTCTAATGCAAGTTGGTTATTTAGTTTTCCTGTTTCGTAGTTATCTTGTATATTTTTAATTGGTTGAACTAATTCTTTATTTATTTTGCTTGATGCATTATCAGCATATTGTTTTAATGTTCCTAATGCCCCACCATAATTGATTCTATACTTTTCTGCTTGTGCTGTTTCTTCCTTTTCTCTTTGTCTTGATAAGTCTTTACTATAGTCAGAATACTCTTTATTTGTAAGATTTGCAGTATCAAGTTTTAACATATCTGATACTTTTAACTTTTTATTATCATTTTTCCAATCCTTATATCCTAATGATACTGCTTTTTTCTTATCTTCTTCATCTTGTTTTGTGCTAGTCATAAATGATATTGAATCCACATCTCTATATTTAAAACCATCATATAAATAGTATTTTCCATCTTTACTATATATTTTTAAATCTTTATCTTTTGCATAGTTTTGATAAAAATAATCACCATAATTCTTTCCTGTATATGTATATCCATCAGAGTTTGTTTCACCGACACCATTATTTTTATTATTTGTTTGCACAACTTGTTGATTATTTATGTCTGATATTTTATTAAATACAGGCAATGACATTTGTCTATTATTAAATATATTATTTGAATTTAATGGTGAAGTATTACTTGTTAATATATTATTAGTTAAATCTACTCTGCTTTTTACAGGAGGCAAATTTATTTTGTTTTCTGCTGTTATATTATCATTAGATGGTGTGTTATCTATAACTTGAAATCTAACATTAGATTTATTCGCTTTTTGTTCTTCATCCAACAATTTAAATCTAATATTTGCCATTTATTAATCACCTACAATCCTAATGCTTTTTTTTCACTATTGTTTAATTTTAAATATTTATTTTGTGTTCCATCCCAGAAATAATAATTTCCATCTGTACATCTCCATACATTTTGTGATTGACCATTGTAATTTATCATTTTACCAGATTTACTTAATTTGTTCCCTCCAACATTGTCTGGTTGATAGCCACTACCAAATGCACCATTTTTAACATCATTATTTATTGTACCTGTATATGGATTATATCCTTCTTTCATTTTATATTGATTTCCATTTACATCAACATATATTCTGTTTCCGTTTCCATCACCATATGAATTAGCAAGTGAACCATATGCTACTACTCCCGATGAATAACCGGATGATGAACTCGATCCTCCTGATGAATAACTTCTTGATGAACTGCTCTTTAATTGTTGTAAACTTAATTGATATTCTTTTTCCCAGTTCTCTTGTTCTTGTTTTAATTGTTGCTTCTTTAGCTCTAATTGTTGTATCTCCAATTCGTATTGCTTTGCATCTTTTTCTTTTAAGTATTTAATATTTTCATCAAATTGTCTTATATCTTCATCATATTGTTTCATTTGTAATGCATAGTTTTGTTCAAATTGTCTTATATTTTCATTGAATTGTTGTTGCTCTAATGCATAATTTTGTTCATATTGTCTAATAGCTTCTTCTTGTTGTTTTTCTGTATTAATTTGATTCCATACTGTGTTATATCTATCGTTGTATTCACTATCTAGAGCTTGACTATTTGATAATTGATTTTGTCTTAGTGTATTTGCTGTATCAAACTCTCTTATATTTGCTTCTAATTGTTGTTGTAGCGCTTGTAATGCATATTGTGCCTTAGTTGTATCTCTATTTAGTTCTATTTCCTTCATAGCATTATCATATTGTTGTATAGCATTATTCATACTTGTTCTTGCTTGAGCTGTTCTATTTTGTTGAGTATTCCATGCTCCTAATTTTGTTGTTTCAGCATATCCTGCATTATTTAATCCGTTTTGTGCTTGTATTTCAGCATTTGCTCCATATGGATTAATAAAATCATAATATGCATTTTTACTTGCTATTGCTTCGTTTTGAAAGTCTTTTTGTGCTCTTTCCTTATTTTGCATTTGTAATGAGTTTTGATAAGCAGCATTTTTATCTGCTATTTCATTTTGAGTTGTTTGCCAGTTGTTTATATAATCTTTTTGTTGTTGAGCTAATTGAGAATTACTTGCTAGCATTTCGTTATACATATTATTTGATTGATTTAATGCATTTTGTTTATCTGCTTCTACTTTTGCATATCTTTCATCTTCTGTCATATTTACCTCCTATCTTTTTATGTACCCTGCTACAAATCCCTGCAATGTACATGAAAAAAGTCCAAATGGTTTATTTGAACTAAATTTTAATTGTATTTCTTTAAATTTTTTATCTTTTATTCTATATGCTATATATCCTTTTGTATCATCATATGTATTTTTTTCTCTTATTTCTCCATCAACAATAGTAGATACTTTTAAAGCATCATTACTCATTGGTTTTAATGTTGCTACACCACCTCTTTTATTAGTTGTTTTGATATATGCTTCATATCCAAAATCATCTTTTGAAGTAGTCCATATACTTGGTATTGTTTCTGTTGAATTGCTATCAAATTTATAAATATCTCCAGATGCATTTGCTAAGAACAAATCACCCTGATATTCTTTTATATAAGTTATATTATTTGCAAGTTCCCAATAAAACCATTCATATTCTATTTCAGTTGTTCCATTTTGAAATCTTTGTCTTGAATCAGCTAAATATACGTGTGAATTTATTAAGCATAATAGATAACCTTTATATTCACATAATTTTATATTATTGTAACTATTTTCATTTAATAATTTGCTATCCACTAAACTTGATCTGTGTGATAATAGTTGTTCACTATATATATTTCCACTTATTCCTTCTAATCCATTCTTAGAGAAAAATACTACATCATCATTAAAATTAATTCCTGTTGATACACATCCTATGTTAATATTACCACTTACACCAGGATATATCTTACCTTCTTGTGAATCTATTGTTGGTGTATGATAATAAATTCCTGTTGTATTTTGATTTATTTCCTTTATTACCCATAATACATTATTACCTGGGATAATTGCTCTAATTGGTGCTAAATCAAGTCCATCTTCATAATATGCAGTATCTTTTATATATCTTGGATCATTTAGTTCACTATGAAATATTGCGTTTGGATAATTTTGATTACCACTAAAGAATATTCTATTATCAAATTCACACAATAAATTACAATGAGTTATTCTTGTTTTATAATTATGATCAGTTTTACTGAAAGTTATAAATACATTACTTTCACCATCTTCTGTTGGAGCAGATGGTGCATTAAAAAATGTTACTACACCATTTGTTCTATCTACACTAAAATCTACTGTTTCTACTTTACTTACTCCATTAACAGTTGCAGTGCAAATGAAAGTACTTGCTGAATCTAAACCAGTTGTATCAAGATGATATTGTGTACTTGTTCCATCTGCAACAAATCCATTTTTTCTTTTTGAAGTTAAAACATTAACAGGTTGATAAACTGTGTCATAATCATCATTTATTATTTCTCCAGTTGGTTTTTTTCCTATTGAAGTAATAGGAATAGTTGGTTCAACTTCTTTTGCTGTTGTTCCATCATATTCTATATAATTTAATCCATCTTTTAAAAAGAATATATTGTTAAAAATAAAACTTTGACTATATGATGGATTTAATCCAGTATATAACTCCGTTGTATTAACAGGACTATTTGGATAATTGTTCCATTTATACAATTTTGTTCCTGCATGAACTAATACTATTGTAGTATTTAATACTTTATAAAAAAAGAGACCAAATACTTGATTACTAAAATTGCCTAGCAATCTCATACCTGGTCTTGTTTCTATACATGTTCCGTTGCTATCAGTATAATTTTTCCACATATTTACTGAGTTAGGACTTCTGTTTGATGATACATTACTGTTTGAGAAATCAACACCTTTAAAATTTTGATATGTTCTAGTTATTATATCTTTTATACTGGCCATTAGATATCTAATCCTCCCTCAGCAACTATTAATCCTGATGAGACTCTAGAATCTATCATTTGTTTCATTTCGTTGTATCTTTCATAATAATACTTTCCATAATCACTAATCATATCATTTTTTAACAAATCTGCTGCTACACCATATGGCATTACTTCAAGTACATCTTGTGATAATTCAAATACATATTCTTCATCTATTCTTGCACTTGCCTCTGCTAGTGTTTCATATTGTGGTGTTGTTTCTTGACTTTCTTCTTCTGTTTCTTCAATCTCTGTATTATCTGTCTCTTCAACTTCTATTTCTTGTGGCTCTATTATTACATCTATTAATTCAGGGTATTTATAATAATAAATTGTTGCTGATTCTACATCATCATCAAATACTATTTCTAAATCACCTTTTAATTCATATTCATCTGTTGATATATTGTTTAATTGATATATATTAGGAATATCCTTTATTAATAGTGTATTTCCATGTTCTTCTATATCATATACATATTTAGCAGGTATCTTCTTTAATCTACATAATTCCACTTGAATCTGATTAAATACTGAGTTTATTTTCATTTGTATATCTGGATCATCTGTTAAATATTCACTCTCTGGATTAAGTTCTTCTATAAGTGATAATACTTTATATTTTGCTTCTTTTAGTGTCATATTACACCTCTATTCTTTACTATTATATATTTCTTCTATATCCTTTATTTCTACTTCTAATTCTTCTAAAGTACACATTTGGCATTGTGGAATTATAAAACCTTCTCCTTCATCCCATACTAGAATTGTTCCTTCTGGCATAGTTACTTTCATTTCAGAGTTTTCCTCAATTTTAAATCCATCGTTTTCAACTTCTGTTTTAATTGTTGTTGTCAATGTTAAATCTTTAAATGTTTGGTGTACTCTTCCATCTTCTGTTTGTTCTGTAAATTCTGTATCTTTTGATACTTTTTTCCCGTAAATTTGCTTTAAATTTGGTTTAACTGTATAATATTCTAATTTTTCCATAAAAACTTCCTTTCTAGTCGTGTTTTTGAGAGTTGCACTCAATTTACTTCTAACACGATAAAAGACCTCTTACGAGGTCCAAATATACATTATTAAGCAATGTTTGTTGGTACAATAACTATTTCATCAGGTCTAACAACTTTTGCACCACATCCATATAATCCTTTAATTGCATCTTCAAATGCATCTTGTGGTCTATATGTTTCAGTTTTTCTGATTTGTTCAATGAATGCAACTGCATGTTTAGTTCTAATGATATTTAATACTGTTCCATATGTTTTTGCTTCATAATATGTTGCAATACTTGCAACAGATGGTGAAGTAACTTTAGTATAAGTATATGCTCCTTCACTACCACTTCTTGTGTAATATGTTTTTGCTAAATCTATAGCAGTATCAGATGTTGCTTCATATGATGCTGGTGATCCTTTTGGTAGTAAATTTTCAATAGTAATCATTGCATTACCATATTTTCCAACTACACCCTTTTTTGCCATTTCTACATTGTTTGTTAATACTTCAATAAGATTTGGTCTTAAGAATTTGTGAAATGCTGGGCATACTTCATAGAATAATTCTTCTGATACTTTTACATTGTTATCATATAATTTTTCTAATGCATCCTCAGTTTTTTCTATTGCATTTGCTTTTGTTGCAGTAAATGCACTAATTCCACTAATTTCACTTGCTTCATAAGCATCTTTAATTTTTTTAGCAACATATCTGTCGCCATTTTCTGCTAATGCTAATGCACCTTCTTGAGCTGATGCTTCCATTGCTCCTGGTACTGTTTGAGCTTTTACAACATCATCTAATCCTACATTAAAGTATGTAAAATAATCTATTGGTAGGTCTTGTGCTGTACTAGCTACTGCATCTCTTGTAATACTTGATCCTGGTACATATGGTCTTGTACTTGGTCTAACTGCGTTTAATATTCTAACTTTTTCTGCATTTCTTGCATCACCTTCAAATTTAAAATCACAGTGATTTCTTAATGAAGTGATTGTTTTTAATGCTCTTTCATAGGCTTTATGCCAAATTGTTTGTTTTGCGTAATCCATTATTAATTCCTTCTTTCTTTATTTTATTTATTGCTTGTCATTGCCTTTCTTACGGCATTCCATGTTTCATCATCATCTAGATCATCTAATGATAGAGAATCTATTTCATCTGATGAATATGTTTTTTCTTTCTTTTCTGGAAGAGTATTCTTCATACTTCCTAATTTTGTAAATTGTTTTTTAGGTTCAGTTTTGGAGTACAAATTATAGATATCTTTTATATCAGTTCCATAATTGAATTTTTTTACAAACTTATTGAAATCTTCTGAATCAAGAATGTCTGCGCTCACTCCTATTGATTTGAGTTCAGATTTTTTCTTTTCATAGTCTAGCTTGTCCGCTAATTTATTGAATGTTGCTGCTTCTCTTGCATTCCAATTTTCACGACCAATTTGTACTAGTCTATTAGCTTCTTTTTCTGCCTCCTTCAATCCTAATTCAAGAATCTCATCAGCATCTTCATTTCCTAATATTTGTAGTTCTCTTTCACTTAAACCCTGTTTTATTGGTGATGGTAGATCCACACCCTGTTCTTTGTAGTATTCTCTTAAATTTGAACTAGCTTCTTCTATTGAATGAGTTCCTAGCCCTGCATTTAATATATTTTCTACATCTTTATATTTTGATAGTTCTTTTTGAAAGTCTCTTTCTTTACGAGCAAGTCTTTTTTTAACTATCTCATCTACTTCTTCTTGAGTAAATGTTTTAACTTCTTCTTTTTCTTCCTCTACATTATCTGTAGTCTCAGTGGTATCAGTTTCTCCTATACCTTCCCCAATTTCTTCTGTAGTTTGAGTATCTACATTTTCAGTTTCGTTAGTTTGTTCTAACATTTCTTCATTATCCATTTAATCCTCCCAGTTTAAAGTCCTGTAGACTATTTGTTCCATATTCCTTTACCCTCATACAATGTTTGGAGCATACAAAAAACTACATTGCTGTAGTTTGTACCTGGTTCATTTGGTCAGCTGTATCGACCACTCTATTTGCACTATTTATCAAATTATTTGCTTGAAGTTTCATTTGTTGAATTTCTGATTCTTTTTCTTGTCTTGTTTTTAATATTTCTTGCAATTTTTGTTTAGGCATTACACTATCATCATCAAGCGCATTTACATATTCATCTAAAGATATAAGTTGAGATTTTAGTAAATTCTCAAGACTTTGTTCTTCTGCCATCTTATCGTATGGACTCTTTGGTGTAATATCTACTTTGCATGATGCTTTTAGCTGTTCCAAAACGATTTGTCCGATATTAGACATTTCTTCTATTACTTTTCCATTTGCTTTCTTTTCATTTATAACATCTAATCCATTTTCAGCATATGTAGTCCACATATCCAAAAATATTCTTCCTAAATCTTCTATAAATGTTTTAATTGATAATGTATGTTCATTTAATGGCAGATTAGATGCTTGTTGAACAGCAAGTATTGCTCTTCCTGATGCATTTTCTGGATTAACATTTCCTGTTGCAAGTTCACTAGCATTTTTCAATTCTCTTGTTTTAGTTATCATTTCATCTTGTAATTGATGAACATCTGTCGACATTGCTGCAGGTGTAGTATACGAAAATGCTTTTCTAACATCATCCACACTTGCATCATCTGTTCGTAATGTTACACCAACTTTATCAGCATCGCGATAATTCTTTATCATTTTTGCATTTACAACTGCTTTAGGATATGCAAACATCTTAACTATCAAGCATCTTCTCATTAATGTTTTATTTATTTCTATTTGTATTGGAATTGTATATTCTACTTCTCCAACACCTCTTGAATATCCTTTTGTCTCTTTCCATATCATATGAGCTAGCGGATATAGTTTTAATCCGGTGTCTTCATCTTCGTTTATAACAACGTGCTTAGTTGCTCTTTCAAAGTGAACAGTTCCATCTTTCTTATATAATTTTATAAGAACAAGTGTCATATCATTAACTTCTCTTGTTGCATTTTCACCTGATTGTTCATTATATTCCTGATCACCAACAATATATAAAAGTTTAATGTCATCAACACCCTGCTCTTTTGCTAATTCTCTAACTTCTGATACAGGTCTACGAAGCTTTATAATAATATATGGTTGACTTTGTATATCACTTGAATTTTCATTTCCAAAGCATATGTCTGTATTATCTAATATCTCATTTGTAGGATCTTGTGTTTCTTCATCCCATTTAACATACATAACACCTTCACCAACTACAGCACTATCTCTTGATGCTAATCTTATTTTGTAGTCAAGTTGGTCTCTTTCCCATACTCTTGCAGCTCTTTTATTTAATAAATCACATGCTTGTTTAAATATCTCTCTTGCCTCTATATTATCAAAATTCTCACTTGAATAATGAATATTCCATAGATTTTGATTTATTGTTGCTACTTTGTAATTAACTATTGGTTCTATTATTGGATATGTTACCGGTTCTACACTATCACTTTTTAATCCCTTCCATTGATCACCATGAAAAAATCTCCAACATTTATTTGTCTTTTCATAAAGCTGTGCAGTTTTGTTATAATCTACACCTCTTTGATATAAATCCCACAAATCTGTTGTTTTTATTTCTTCTATAGAGTTGATATCATTATTCATCTATTTTCACATCCTTTTGATCATATCCTGGCATATCATAATTGTTAATGTTATCTAATAGTTTTTGATATTCATCTATAATTTTTTGTTCCTCTTTATCTTCCTTTATTTGTTTAATCTTCTTTATAGGATTTGGAATATCAATTTTTTCACTCTTAACAATCTTCTGACCATTTTTTAATCCTAAAGTATATGAAAGTATAATAAAAGCACCAAATACGGTGCACGTTAATACTACTTCCATTACTTATCACTCTTTTTCTTTTTAAGTCCAAATTTCTTTTTTTCTTTAACTTCTACATCTGTTGTTTTAGTTTCGTTATTTGGTTGCTCTAAAGATAATTCAATATTATCTGCTTCTGTTACTTTTACCTCTGCTTCCAATTTTTTTGATTCCATTTCTCTTAATTTTCTTAGTACTGCTTTTTTCATTTTTATCTTATCTCCTTTTATATTATTTTTATCCTTTCACCATAATCACCATTAAATGCTTCTTCTTCATCACTAAAAAATGCATTATATGGTGTAATAATTGGTTCTTTATCAAATATAACTTGATTTCTTGAATAATATGCTATTGCTAATCCCATTACTAAATCATCGTGATATCCCTGTTGTGCTTCTGGTCTACCTTTTTCATTTTTTATGAATGTTAGCATTTCTTCCAATGTTTCTTTATCATTTATTAATTCTATGTTATCTCTTACTATTTTTACTAATTCCGCTATTATTACTGGTCTTGTTATTGATGTTGTTCTAAATCCATATGATTTATCCATAACACCACTTATTTTATCTTCTTTTTCTCTTACAAATAGATTTGGATAACCTAATCTTACTAATTCCTTATTAGGGAATGAACTAAAATTGCTTTCTATACACATTAATGCTGGTTTTATACCATTTTCATTTTTATGATTGTACATATACCCTAGACAATACATTTGCCTAGTATATAAATCTTCATCCATTTGATGTCTTAATCTTGCTACTTGTTTACCTGTCTTTGCATTTAATACATGTCCAGTAAAGTAATCAGATCCTTCTCCTGCTGTATCTCCACCTATGCAGTAATAATATATATTTGGCATCTCATATATTTCTATATATCCTTTATCATCATTTACCCATTTTATATTCGTTATTTTGCTTCCTGATGGTTTTTCATCATTATAATCATATACAAAATATCCTTTTTTTAATGGTCTATCTATTTCTTGTATTCTATTAATTATATTATCTTTATCAAATACACAATTACCACTACTTATAAATGCTTCTTGTGGAGTTAGTGGATATTCTTGTTTAAATTGTTCTATATCTCCACCACAGTTATTTGCTATACACCATCTTCTCCACGTTAATTGGTCTAGTGTTAAATTATGATATTTTTGTAGGTTCTTTTCTTCTTCTGTTAATTCAAATCCATTATATGGTATTGAATATTCTTTTAATTCATTCCATCCTACAAACAATGGTATATAGTCATTTTCACCTTTAACAGCTTTATCCCATATTTCTTTGAAATCTTCATAACCATTTGCAGTTGATTCCATAATAACCATAGTGTTTGGAAGATATGGAACTGATTGCATTAATCCTAATAATGTTTCTTTTTTATTTCCTGGCCAGAACGCATACTCAGATAAATGTAAATTATTAAATGTATCACTTCTACCTACACCATCTGCTCCTGCTGTCATACATTTCATTTTGCTTTTTAATCCTGTGCCTTCATCATTATCAAATATTAATTCTTTTGCATTACTTGCTTTCTTTTTTGGTTTCATACATTCTGGAAGATTATCATATATTCTCTTGCTCATTGTAAATAAGTTTGATGTTGCATCTTCCTTATGTGCAATTATACCTGTGTTTACATTACATTTTGTTGCTGTTTCTTTAAATAATATTGCTTCTGCTAGTGTACTAAAACCCATTTGTCTTGCTTTTAGTATTATTACTCTAACAGGTATTCCTTTTTCTTTTTGTTCTTTTATAATGTCATATAATCTCTGTTGAGGTTCATTTAATTTAAAATCTATTATAGATCCTGATTTATCTCTTATTTTTACATATTCTTCTATATATTTTTTGGTATTAATATTCATCTGAATCAGCTACTTTTCTAATTGCATCTTCATATGAAACATTTGCATTCATATCTATTTTATCTGTTGGTTTTTCTCCTATTGTATCTCTCAATACTTCAAATGCTTTTAAATCACCATTTAATGCTTTCATAACTAATGCTACTGATATACTTTTTTGAGTATCACCATTCTGTAGTAATAATAATAATTCTTCTTTAAATGTTTTTCTTTGTGCTCTTGACTTTCCAGAAGCTATCCCACCTTTTCTTCCTCTTTCTCTAGCTTCTTTCTTGGTTCTTACCGGTCTTAGGTTTTGTTCATTTGCCATATATTAGTATCACTTCCTATTTTTTTGAGTTTGTTTCTCACATTTCTTTTTCTCCCATTCCAATTCTTCTTTTAAACATTTCTTATTTCTAGGGCAGAATTTACAATTACTATATTTGAAACACAATTTTATTATCATCGATTGTTTCATCTGCACTCACCTACAAATAAAAAAACTAACATATAGTTAGTTCTAAAAAAAATAATTGGAGTTTCATTTCATATGTTAGGAGTCATATGTGAATCACACCTTATCAGAAATCCACACTATCATAATAACACATCTTTTGTCTTAAAATGTATCATCATTGTCGCAAAATGTATCAATCTTCATCCTTCATAATTTCTTCTTTTATTTCATTTATAGTTCTTTTGATCGTATCTTTAGACATTGGTACTACTCTAGATATATATCTATAACTTTTGTTTTGAAACCATCTTAATATAAAAATCTTAAATTTGAACTTATCTGTTGCATTTTGTTCTATTTCATGTAATCTCTCTAGTATTTCTTCTCTCAGTTCTTTCTTTTGTATTATTGTGTTGTTTATATCTTCTAATAAACTCATTTTATTTAATGTTTCATTATCCACTTTTCCACCTGATATCTTTTCTGTTTTTATTTCTGGACTAGATGGTAGTAAACTCATTCTTATTTCTATTTGTCTATTATATAGTCTGTTTATATCTTTATTTATTAATTCTAACTTATGCATCATTTCTATGTAGTTTTTATAATCCATTAATTCACCTTCTTAAAATGTTTTCAAAACCCCTCTGAATTGTTATTTATATTTTTTATTCTTCTGTTTATTTAACTCAATTAATTCATTTCTTAATCTTTTGAGTTCTTTCTTTTCTTGCTTTATTATTTCACTTTTAACATACATCAAGTGTTTTATTTCTTTTTCTCTATCCATAATAAATACCCCGTTCAATTTTATAATATTGTTCTTGTATTTGCCTAAAAACATTTTCATATTCACTTGGCCTTATTAACTCTCTTATTCTATATTTTAAAAAATCTATTCCATATTTTCTTAATTCAAATATTGGTATTTCAACAAAAAAATATGATTTAGGCGGATTAATATAATTAATACTTTTTGAAACGAACGTATTTTCCCCATCGTACTCATATACTACAGGTGATTCTAATTTATAGCCCTCAAATACTAACCTAATATTATTAGTAATGTGTTCTCTTTCTATTTCTCTTAACTTTAGATCTACCATATCCCAACTATGCAATTCAACTTTTTTATTATCTTGGACATTAAAATCAAATAAAGTTTTACAATATGGGCATTTATGATTATAGCTGTGTTCAATCGGTGCGCCACAATTTTTACAATTCCTTTGTTCCATTTAAATTACTTCCTTTTTTACAAATCCAATTTTTCTTTTATTAACATTTTCAACTTTGGTTCTTCTTTTCTATCTAATGTTGGTACACGATAATATAATTCTTTTGCTATTCTGTTGTAGATTAATAAATAATAATCTATTTGTTTTTCTAATTCAGTTAGTTGCTTAATTAATTCTGTTGTAGATGAGTTTTTTATGTCTTTCATTCTTTACCTTCTTTCAATTCTTTAAATTTTTTAAAATAAACTAACCAACATTTTTTATAATCATCTTTACAATTTTTGCAATATTCATCATTAAATATTTCTTGTGCTTTTTCTTCGTCGCTCTCAGTAGCGTATCCATAATTTAAAGGGCATTCATCTTTAAATATGTTATATTCTAATATTATATTTATTATATTATTTAATCTTTCTATTTCTTGTTGTTTTTCATCAATTTGTTTTTGCATTGAATAAAACTTTATTGCATATACACTATCTTCTTTATTCACTCTTTATCATCTCCTTCTAGGATATTTAATTGTTTAATACAAAATTCTTTCTCTTGTTTTAATAAATCATGCTTGCTTACAATAGTATATTCTTGATTACTTAATGCACTATCACAATGTTCAATTTCATCTTTTATAATTTTTATTGCTTTATCACATCTTGATTTGTATTCATTATGTAAGCATTCACATAAAATTTCACTTGCACATTTTGTATCTTTTGCTAATTTTAATTTTTCATTTTCTTCTTGTAATTGTTTCATTTTATCTTTTGCTTTTTCATCACACCACATAAACATTAAAGTCATATCATCAGGATTTTCATATTGATTTACTTTTTCTTGTAAATTAGTTATGTAATCTAATACTTTTTTTATTTCACTTGAATTAACTTTAAAATCATAAACTATTTCACTAATCTTTTTTAAATTATCTAATATTTCTTTTATTTCATCTTTCAAACTAATTCACCTCATATTTCATGCTTTCAAATTGTTCTTTTGTTACTATTGATTTAATTTCATTTTGTTCACAAACTTCTGTTGGAATTAAATGATATTCATCAGCAAAAATTAATTTTTTAATAGGTTCTTCTACGCCTTCAAAATATGCTATATGTTTTACTAATTGTCCATTAACATAATCTCCAACTTCTATTAAATCTATTATGTTTGGACTTGATTTGATAATATTATTGTCAGCCCAATTACTATACATACTAGGTTTGTTATACCTAAATATTTCTTTTTCATCTTCATCAAAAATATTATCATTATCAAACCATAAATCTTCGCCACAACTAATATCAATTATTTTTGCTATTCCATATTTAGTTCTAACATAATCTCCTACTTTCATTATTTATCTCCTTTCAAACCATACATACATTGATGTTGATTATGTGCAGATAAATCTTCTATATAAACGCCACCATTTTCTTCACATATTTGTCTATCAGTTTTAAAACCATTTTGCCAACTATTTACAAATACTATTAAAATCATTCCACCTACCATTATTACAAATAATAATATAAACCATAGTGTTTCTTTTTTATCTTCACTCATTATTACTCACCTTTGCTTTCTAAAATATCATTAATAGGTTTTATCACTTGTAAATAAGTTAAATATTCATATTCTTGTTTCCAAACTTTTTCTCTTTGCCAAAACCAATGTGCATTTATATATTGCATTACATTTATACAAAATCGTGCTTGTTTTAAACTCCAACAACCATCATAGGCTCTTTCATTACACCATTTTTTAAAATCTTTATATGACATACTTATTCCCCTTTGCTATATCTTTTATCAAAATCATATATTTCTTCTAAATTTAAATTTTTTAATAGATTTCTTAAATTGATAGTATATTCATCATCTAATTTATACCCACTATCTAAATAAGATAATATTTCTTCGTTTAATACTTCTTGCAATATATCTAAATCTTCTTTATCTAACATATCTTATTTCTCACCTTTGCTTTCTAAATCTTTAAGTTTGTATTTTAATAACTCTTGTTGCAATTTAATTCTTTCTTTTAGACTTTCTTTATACCTATTTTTAAGTTCCAACCTTTTATTTAATTCAGTAAATTCTTTATATACTATATATTGACTTTGCCAATCAGGATTATCTCCTAAATCAACACCTATAATTTGTATTTCTTCGTTTGGATTAAACATACTTATTCATCTCCTTTGATTTTAAGATAATCTATTAATTGATTATATTTACACTCTAAACTTACAATACATTTATGAATATCGTGATAAACTAATTTATAATTATTTTCTCTTACTATGTTTTGTGTTTCTTCATATAAATCTAATTTTTCAGGTATTTTCTTTTCTTCTTCTAGTATTTCTACTTCATCATTTAAAATGTCAAATAAATAATAATCAGTATTTAAACATATATAAGTATTATCGTGATAATATCTACAATAACCATGTTCTTTATCGTGATATTCATAAATATTATTATTAAACTTTATTTTTGGTAATTTACCATCTTTAATCATTCCTAGTAATTCATACATTGTTATTTTCATATTCTATTTACACCTGACTTTCTAAATTAATTATTTGTTCTATAACATTTTTACATTCTTCAATTATTTCTTGTGTAGTCCATTTTTTTCCTTTTGTTTGTAAAAATTCAGGCATTGACTCTTCATAACCACAATAATCATCACAATGTGCATAATCCCAACCTATAAACCAAGAATTGTCTAATTTAGTATTTTCACTTGTATATAATTCGCTTCTACCATAAGTTAATCCATAATGACACATTATATCTATATCATTATAATTTTTGCCATACAAATTGCTTTTTTTAGGTATTTCAACATAAGCAGTAGGATGTGTTCCTAAATTTAAAATATAGTAATGATAGTTTTTATAAATATCATTATGTAACAATTCTATTTTTCTATCTTTTTGATAAATCATTTCTTTCATAATCTAATTCACTTCACTTTTTATAAAATATCTTAAATTTTTAAAACAATGTTTATTGTGTACTATATCTATTGGACTTGCTATTTCTTCTCTAGTCATATCTGTTAGTGGATTATATACGATGTATACTGTTCCTGTTTCTAGCTTTAATACTTTATCTTTCTTTATTTCTTTATAATATTTTTTTAAATGATTTAATTTTTCTGTAGGTTTTTCCATTTTTATATCATCGTCCTTTTGTATATAGTTTTCAATTTATAAAGACATAGTACTTTTACATATCTTTTTATTTCTATAATGTCATATCTAAAACCAAGTGCAGGATTTTGAAAGTTTTCATTAAAATATTCCTTATATTGTCTTGGTTTATTAACATAATTAATTCTTCCGCTTCTATATACAACCATATCCCCTTTTTTTATTTCATTTACTGTCTTAATCATCTTTCCTCCTGCTTGTCCAAATATTCTTTTAGTTTTGGATCATATTCTGCTAACGCTTTTAAACAATTTTTATAATTGCTATAATTTATATTATTTTTCTTCCAAAGTTTATAATATGCTATTGTCATTACTATGCTGTATGCTATTAGTAGTTCTATCACTTTTTATCCTCCATAAGATTCTAAATAATCATATATTGTTGTTTGTTTATATTCTTCCTGTATTTTTATTGTTTGTTTATCCGCATCACATTCACAGCTAAAACCCTCTGAATAATATTTATCTAAGTCATCTATACTCCAACTTCTTTGTTCTAAAAACATATATTTCCTCCTATCTTGTATCTATCTAAATATGTTATGCCTACTGCATATGCACTCCATATATCTGCTTTAAATCCATAAAACCACCCTGGATTTTTCTTTGTACCAACAATTCCAAATCTATCTATTAATGCTTGCCTAATATTACTATCTTTAGCTTTAAGGTTTCCACATATATTCAATTTTTCTTCTTTTCTGTATATATATTCATAATCTGCACATTGTCTTGCTTGAACGAATCTTCCGATCCATACACAAGTTTCAAATACTTCTTTTCCGACAGGCATACCGAACGATTGAACCATTTCAACCACTAATAACTTATAGTCTGATTCTAATAACTTCATTAATATTTGTTCATTGGATATTTTCCCAAATTCAATAGGTTTATATGTTTCTTTATCTATTAAGCAATATGCACTTTCTATATTTCCTGGATCTATTGCTAGTATCATATTTACACCTCTTTATAAGTAATAATCTTCTAATGTTGGTATTCCGAGTTGTGATGCCCATTTTAATATTATTTCAAGTAGTTCCGACATTTCTTTTGTATTCATCTTAGAGCTTCCTATAAAACACTTATAAACTATCATTTTCTTGCCTTTATATATTTCAGGTCTAACAACTTTAACTGCTCTAAAATTCTTTTTTAACTCACTTTCTATCGTTTCTAATCCTAATACATATTCACTCTTTGTGTTTGCTTCTTCTAATGCTTGTATATATACTTCCATATCATCAACATTCCATTTTTTAGATATTTCATGTATTAACTTCCACATATAAGCATTTTGTCTTAATGTTCTTTTGTTCTTTAATTCTTTTATTTCTACTGTATAAGATTTATCTCTATCTAGTTTAAATAAGTTTTGTATTATAGTTTCTATTTTTCCTGTAAACTTCATATGCTACCTTTAAAATGGCAAATCTGATTCATCTATTGCTACACCCGCATAACTCATTTGATTTAAGAATGGATCTTCTTCTTTTTTATCATTTTCTGTTGCTATTTCACCTGTATATTCTGGTGCTGGCCTTCCTTCTTTTTTGCTTCCGATAAAAGTTATATTTTCAACTATTACATCTGTAGTGTATACTTTATCACCATTTTCCTTTTCGTAACTTCCTGTTTGAATTCTACCTTCTATACCGATTTCACTACCTTTTTTAAAATGCTCTACTATTAGTTCTGCTGTTTTATTCCAAGCTACACAACTAATAAAATCTGCATCATATTCTCCATCTTCATTTTTAAATCTTCTGTTTACTGCTACATTTAATCTTGTATATTTATTTTCTCCTGATTCTTTTAATTCAGCATCTTTTGTTAATCTTCCTATAAGTTCTACTTTATTCATTGTTTTTCTCCTTTTCTAAATACTCATTTATTAATTTCCATGTCATTTCTTCATTAATTGGTAAATCTACAAATTTTCTTGTATCTTCTCTTAAATGTAATCCTTTTAAAAATTTCCATTCTATGTCATAACATTGTCTATACCCTATTCTGTAAAGATTTAGTTGGTATGCAAGATATTCTTTATCTAATGTTGCAGTTCTTTTAATATCTCCTCCACCTACTTCATCATCTATTTTCAATACTAGATCTAATCTTCCACCCACTATTGGTTTATTATCTTTAAATAAGATTATTGGTACTTCGTTGTCCAATACTTCAAATTTGTATTGCTTTTGTAGGAATAAGAAATTCTTTACTTCTTTTAAATCTTCTACTACACCATTCTTACATAAGTTTTCTATTGCTTCATGTACTGCTGTTCCTTTTTCGGCTGCTTTGGTTAGGACATCTTTGTCAATACCATCGTATTTTTTACCAAATTTAACCTTTAATATTTGTGTTATAGAAGGAACACATTCACCATCAACTACATATTGATGTATCTCATCTATGTACTCTAGAATGTGCCCTTTTATCTCCCATGTTTGCATTATTTAACCTTAATTCTTAAACTTGATTTTACTGGTGACATTTTTACATATTCATCATATAGATCTTGATGTTCTTCTTTAAATGTTTTACTATCAAATGTTTCTCTATCTGTTGGAGCAATGTAAGTAAATGTAATCCTATCTGTATCAATCTTTAATACATTTTTTTCTTCCATCTTTTCTAACAAATCTTGTTTAAACTTGTCATATTGTTCTTTTAAAAGTTTTATTCTTTTTTCATATTCAACAAACATATTTTCTGTTTCTTCATCTATTCCATAAGTTAATCCATTTTCTTCAATTTTAATTAATTCCATTTTTATTTATCTCCTTTTTTATCTATTATTTTTATTAGTTCATCTGCCTTTTGTAATGGCAATTCTTCTATTTTTGTTATTCCGTTTGAATTTAATAATTTTGTTAAATTGTCACCTGTGTAAACTTGTAATAGTTTTGCTATTTGTGTTGGTGTTGCTGTTATTACTTTAGTTTCTTTTTTATCTTGATTAGCCATTGCATTTTGTACTTCTTCATAACTTGCAACACTTGTATCTATTCCAAATCCAGCCATTCCTAATGCTCTTCCTACTGCTGATGTCTCACAATTTTCTATGTAAGATGTTTTATTTATAAATGTTGAGTTTTCTTTTTCATATGCTGTACCTGTTGCAATAATATCTCCCTTTTCGTTGCTTACTACTGCTTTAAAAATACATACACCATTTTCATTTTTTAGCATTTCTGTTTCTATTGTTCCATTTGGATAAACCATTCTAAATGCTTTTATTCTTTGATTTACCTCTGCATAATCTTTGCCTTTAATATCTGTTGTTTTTATTGTTTCATTTGCTTTCTGTATATCTTCAAATGTTATTTTTTTTTCTTCCATGTTTCCTCCTAATTTTCTAATTTTCCCATTTTCACAACTACATTTAGTTGTTGTTTTGTTAAAAATATTTTATTTGCTATATATTTTGAAATTATATTTTTTGCAGATTCTTGTTTTAATAATTTTTCAAACTCTATCTTTTTCATATCTACATACTCTTTCTAGCATTGTTTAACCATTTCTCATACGTTTTTATTTGCAAGTTAAAAACATCTATTCTAGCTAAAATATCGTTCAAACTATGTTCTACTTCCAATATTTCAAAATACAAATCTTCTCCAGATAATTCTTTATAATCTCTTGCTAGTCTATATCCTGATGTTTGTGAATTATATACAACAACTTCTTCTTGCTTTAATTCACTTATCTTGTCTCTAATAGCTCTATCACTCATTCCTGTTTCTGCTATTAATTTTTTTCTTGTTTTAAACCCCCTATCGTTTAAATAATCTTTTATGTTCATTGTTTATACTCCTTCAACAATTCTTTCATTTCTTCCATTTCATCTTCATTTAGTTCCACTTTATCTATTTTTTTATCAAACCATTCAGGCACTTTCTTTTTACTTTTTTGATTTAAATATTTTTCAAACTTAGTTCCAAATAAAGTTTCAGGACATAAGTATTTTTCAAATTCAGTTCCTATCCATTCACTACTTTTTTTATCAATTACAGCTATGAAGTCGTTGAGTGTATAACCCTCGTTCAATCGTGCATTGATTTTTTGTTGTGTTGTTTTACTAGAATATCTATAACTGCTATTTGTTTTACTATTTAAATACTCTATTATTTCTTTAATAACATTAACATCTACATTAACATTAACATCATTAGATGTGTTTTCTTTTGGTTGTTCTTTTGGTTTTGTTTTGGTTTCTTTTTGGTTTTCATTTGGTTTTTGTTTGGTTCTTCTTTTTGATTGCTCCTTTGATTTTGAAAGAGGCCTTTTTAAATTATTAAATATCTTTTTTTGCCTTTCACTTAAATTATTTGGTTCTTCATCTTCAAACATATATTTTGTTATTGCTAATAATAATTCCTGTTGTTCTTTTTCAGGCAATAAAGTAATTAATTCATAATATTCTTTGTATATAGTATATGAGTTCATTTATTGCCTCCTCCTGATCATTCATTTATACCTATTTTTATCATGTATGCTAAAGGTATATATAATATTGCTGTTGCAAACAAACCTGTTATATAATTCATACTTAATCCATTTAGAGTTAAGTGATATAAATTCTGTAATATATATATTGCTATTATTGATATTGATAAAATATTTTTTAGCTTATATTTTTTAGATAAATTTGACATTTGTTTCTTAATTCTGTATAATTTATGTTGAATTTTATAATTCAAATCCTTATTTTGTGTGGTAGCAATTAAGGATTTTTTTATTTTATTTTTCATCACATTCCTCCTAGAATCCAAATTTTTTTCTTACTAATTTTGTTAATGCAACTAATGTCCTACCATCTGGTACAAAGTATTGTTTTTCTTCCATTTCTTTTCTTATATCTTTTATATATTGCAATGCTTTGTTATAGGATAATTTTGGTATTATTTGCATTAGATCATCAGCTGTTATATATTTTTGTTCTAGTATTTTATCTTCCTTGCTAGGGATTTTTTTATTATCTTCCATATTTACTATTTACCTCTCTTATATTTATTATTTTTTTCACTGTTAGTGAATTGATTTTGCAAAAAAAATTCATCGATATTACATCCAATAGCATTAGCAATAGAATTTAACTTATTAATACTATAATTCATAGGATTATTTTCTATGCTTAAATAAGTTTGTTTTGTTATTCCTAAAATATTTGCTATTGCTTCTTGTGTCATTCCAGTTCTTTCTCTACAAGATTTTATATTTCTTGAAACTTGTAATTCATTTGTTTCCACTAATCTTCCTCCCTTCATCTTGAATCAATCATACTTCACTTAAAGTAAAAAGTCAAGTGTTTTTTTACAAAAAATGAAAAAATATTTTACTTTTTGTAAAAAATGTGGTATTCTATTACTAAGGAGGGGATAAAACATGAACAAAGACTACTTTCCACAAAATCTTAAATATCTATTAGACAGCGGAAAAATCAGTGTTAAAACAATTTTACAAATAACAGGAAATAATAGCCCAGGTTTAATCACGATGTGGAAAAATGGTGAAAGGCAAATAACAACAAAAGATCTTGTTGCTATTGCAAATCATTTAAATTATACAGTTGATGATCTAATAAATAAGAATTTATCATCGGAAAAAAACAGAACATTTGATGAATTAGAACTGTTATTTGATAAACACAAAGATGTTTTATCTGAAAGTGATAAAACAATTATAAAAACTATAATAGAAGAAAGAATAAAAGAAATAGATAAAGAATTAGGTGAAGATTAAAAGTATGCTAGTACAGGTACTTAATTGAAAGAAGGTTAAGTATGAATATATATAATTTATTAAAAGGTGAAATATCACAAAAAGAACTTTTAAATTATTACAACGCAAATATCACATATGAACAATTGCCAAATAAAATAGATGGTTTTGTTTTTCAATTTAAAGGTATATTTAATATAATAATAAATAATGATTTATCTTATTATAAAAAAAGAAAAACAATATTACATGAATTAGCTCACATCGAATTAAATCACTTAGGGCAAATTAATTCAGATATGTTTAAATTTAAAATAAATCAATATGAAGATGAAGCAGATATGTATATTAAATATTTGTTGGAGGATAAGTAAATGAAGAAAATTAGTCAACAGCAAGAAGGTACATTATTTTTGTTTATCGTTTGCTCAGGTATATGGGTTTATATAAGTATCTATAATGAAAATGATTTATTACTTTCAATCATCGGCGGAATATGTTTGGGTGCTTTATCAACCTTAGTATTAGGAATATTATTTTCCTTTATGAAGGCAGTATTTAAATGGTAATATTAAATTATAAATAGATTGGAGGTGAAATATAGATATGAATTTAACTACTACTATTGATTTAAACGAAATTATAGGCATTGCCTTATTAAAATTAATACAATATAAAAAAATTAGTATGAATGAAAATGAGATTAAAGATTTTACTGATTTATTAACACATGATGAAGATTTTATTAATGCAGCTAAAAATATAGTAAAAATTACTAATAAATAAAAAAAATTCTACTGCTGGAACAGTAGATAAAATGTACAGAAAAATAATAATTAAATCCCCTAGCAAGGATAATGTTTTTTCTGTACCTTCATTATATCAAATACTTAATAATAAGTAAATAAATTGGAGGTGAAAAATATGGCAGTTTTTAAAGATAATAATAAAACATCGGATGGAAGATGTTGGTATTTTAAAGTATATAAAAAAGATATTAATGGTGTAAATAAAGCATATAAATCTAAAAGATATATAACAAAAAAGGAAGCACAAGAAGAAGAAGCACTTTTTATACTCAAAAGAGATAATCCCACTAATAAATCTTTTTTATTGGTTGCTAAAGATTATTTTAAGGAGATGTACTCTATTAGAAAAGAATCATCTGTATATTCTTACGAAAATGCCTATATTAATCATATAATGCCTTTTTTTGAGGATTTAAACATAAATAATATAAATGTATCGATTATTAATAATTGGAAGCAAATAGAGATGGAAAAAGGTCTAAAAATTACATACTTAAACAAATTATATGTTATATTAAAAGAGATATTTGATTTTGCAATGAAAAATTATGGTTTAGAATATAATCCCGTTTCAATATGTGGAAGATTCCAACAAAAAAATGAAGATGTAATAAAAGATGAAGAAAAAATAAAATATATAACATATGATCAATTTAATCAATTTGTTTCTGTAATTGATGATATAACTTGGAAGACATTTTTTACATTCCTATATTACACAGGTATGAGAAAAGGAGAAGTTCAAGCATTAAACTGGAATGATATTAACTTCGAAAACGATGAAATTATTGTTAATAAAACATTAACAGTAAAAACATCAGAGAAATATAAAATAACCTCAACAAAAAATTCATTAAATAGAAAAATAAAAATGAGTAAAACTTTAAAAGATGTTCTCATAACTTATTATAATGAAATGAAGACATATACAGATTTTAATAAAAAATGGTTTGTGTTTGGTGGTCCTAGATTTGTTCCGCAAACAACAATAGATAGATATAAAGATAAATATTTTAGTATATCTGGTATATCACCTATTACAATACACGAATTTAGGCATTCACATGTTAGTTTATTAATAAATGAATATATTAAAACAAGCAAAGAAAAAAATATGAAAATAGACACAGCAAAATTCTTTCTGATGATGTCAAATAGAATGGGACATACTATTGATGTAATGCAAAGAACATATATGCATTTATTCCCTACTATACAAGATGAAATAGTAGATTTATTAAATAATTTATAAAAAAATAGTACCTAAATAGTACCTAGAAAAATAAAAAAACCCTTAATATAAGGGTTAAATACATATTGGTGGAGAATGAGGGAAGTGATTATTAACTCTTTTTAAATTGTATTTGCTTATATTTAAAGGAATTAATAACTTATATTTTTATTCATTTTCACACATTTTTATTTTTTTAGTACCTATTTAGTACCTAGAAAAGAGGTATTAATATGAACTGTAAAAATTTAAAATTAAGGAAGAAAAAAGGGCAAGTATATTTATATTGTTCACTACTAAAAAAAGTTATAAACTATTCTGATTGTAAATGCTGCGAACAAAAAGAATATAAAGAGTATAAAAAGATTAAACAAAGAACTTATAAACAACAAAAAAAAGATAAAAACAGATATAGTGTGTTTACAACTGATTTAGATCATTGTATAGAATGTGGAAGACCACACGTTAATCTTCATGAGATATTTTTTGGAAGGAATAGAAATAACTCTATTAAATATGGTTTTGTTATACCTCTATGTGATGAAGAACATCATAATCAAGTAAATTGTCGAGGAATACATTTTGACTCTGTATTGTGCTTAAAATGGCAAAAAAAAGGGCAATTATATTTTGAAAAGAATGTTGGTAGTCATGAAGAGTTTTTAGAAACATTTAAATCTAATTATTTAACAAAATAAACATCATTAATTCTTCATCAGAAATTAATTCTAAAAACATAAAATCACCTCCTAATATATTCTTCTGTATTTGGAGATGATTTTCCTTCTATTTTAGATTATAAAATTTTATATTATCTACTAACACATAATTGTCATATATAACCACTCTCTTACATTTTACTTCATATTTCTTTATGAACTCTTGTAGTTCTTTTTTATTTAATTTTTTCATATTATCCCCCTTCTTGATGAAATATAATACTACATTTATTTGTAGAATAATGTCGGTTAATGTTCTTATTCTGTGTAATTTCACATAATAAAAAAAGACTAGCAGCAATTATGCCACTAGCCATATATTATAAATTAATATGAACTGCATTTTTCATGTTAGATTCATTTGTATAAGTATATGCTATCTTACCTTCTCTAACTAACTTTTGTGAATATGCTAGGAAGTCTGATTTAGCAACACCCACAACAATAAAGTCTGCTGCTTTTCCATATAGATGTGGTGAATTTTTGACACTACCTGGAAGACTATCATTAAAGTTTTGACATCTTACACCACTTGTAATATTAATTGGTGTATTATAATGATCACGCATTTCTTGTAGTACTTTTACTAATCTTAAATCAGGTTCATATGGATAACCATTACATTTACCACATGGGCATCTAAACTCTTCTCTTCTAAAGTTAGGAAAATCGTCCCAAGATAATGGTTTTGTATCTTCGTTTAATTTTGCCAATGAAGCAGGACCCATTGAGCCATCAACAACTAATCCATTAGCACGTTGAAATTCATATATAGCGTTAATTGTATTATCTCCAACATAACCATTTGCTTCTCCACAATTAAATCCTTTATTATTTAGTTTATTTTGTATATCTGTCCATACTTCAATAGATTTTGCCTCTGTTAGTGGGCCGAATGATGCATCAGCAACTAGTCCATAAGCTGATTGAAAATTACGGGTAGCTTCCCTACTAGTAGGACCCATAGAACCATCTATCTTTCCACAGTAATATCCTAGATGTTTTAATTGTAATTGTTTTTGTTTATTTGTCATAATTACTCACCTCTTACTAATTTTTCTAAGTTATGTAATACATCATATGTACCACCTGCAAGTATTCCTGATAATGCTATAGATGTATTAAAATCTTTTGTTATTATCCATTCAACTATTGCAACTATAAGTCCTATTGCTATATTTTGAATTGGTATAAGTTTGTTATTTAATTTTGTGTATTTTTTAGATACTATTCCAAGTATCCATGTAACGAATATTGTTACTATTGATATAATTTGAGTTAATTCCATTTTTTATTACCTACCTTTATATTTTAAATATTACTGTTAGTGCATATCCAATTAATGCAGCTACTACAGTTCTCCATAACCACTTGTTGTTATCTTCTATTTTTTTTATTTTTTCTTCGTGTGATTCTATAACTTGTTGTTGCTGTATTACTTCTTTTTGTAAACTATCTACTTTTTCATTAAGTCCTTTATAATCTTGTTGCTGTAATAAAGTTTCTAATTTTATGAGTCTATCCAACACTTCACGTTGAAATGCATTATCATTCATACTGCTTGTCCTTTCTTTTAACTAATCTTTTTACTTCATCTTGATTTTGTATATATCTTAAATCATGCATTTTTAATAGTTTCAAGCACTTGCTACAAAAGTATAAGTTAAACTTTGCTAATTCCTTTGGTGAGTAGTAGCAAGTTGCTTTGTTATTATTACAATTAAAACATATCATGATTTAGCCTCCTATTTGTATGCTAATATTTCAACTGGAATAAGTAATGTATTTGCAGTTGTTGTAGAACTAGAACCATACGAAGAATATCTTACTGCGTTTTCAAAACTTATTTCTGTTTCAGTTGATATTTTAACATATCTTCTTTCATTGTATATATGACTATTAGATAAAAGAGTATTATTTAATGTCGGTATTTTACCTGTGCTTTTGTGATAATTAGAATTACTATAAATTTTATATATTATTTCATAATATTTATAATTTCTAATATTATCACTTAACGAAACTTGCTGTCCTGCAAATTCGCTTGTTGGTGCTAAATTTCTCCAAAGTAAATATGCCCTAGAATCAAATTCTTTATGCTCTGCGTATGGTGTTGCGTCATTTCCATATTCAAGTTGTATTTGTAAATTGTCTATTACATCTATTGTTGCTGTATCACCACTTGAAAGATACATTTTTACTCTTAAATAAGCAATGTCACCAGTACCTTGTGGAGTACCAGATGTAAATGAATCAGCCTTGAGAGTTCTACTTGCGGTATGTGAACCTCCAGTTCTTCCTAGAAATTGTTTATTTGAATTATATGCCGCAATAAAATCTGCTATTTCACTAGTCATACCACTAATAGTTATTCGGCTATTACTCATATCAACAGGAATAAAATCACTTGTTGCAGAAGTTGGGCTTGTTGACTCGGCACCAGTATTACTTGCAATATCAACACCTTTAACTAACCCAGTAAATAAGTTTTTACATTCTATATCCCCTACAGCTAACTTTTCTAAACTTTCCTCACCATTAAAAAAGCCATTAAACCTTTCACCTTCTAAAGGTGTTGTTTCATCAGGCTCATTTTTAAAATATTCTCTTGCCATTATCTATCAATCCTCCTTTAATTAATTATTGTTCCTAATACTTCCAGGTCGCCAGTAACAACAAACTTTTCTCCATTCCACCAAACAATCGGAACACCTTTTTTTATTTCTATTCCTGTTACTGGTTTTGTATTAATCTGATCAACCGCTCTAATCTGCATATCATATTTTTTTTGATAATCAAAACCACTTGCAAGCAGTGTTTGAGAATATGCATTATTGGATATTGTTGGAGACATACTTGTCCAACTTCCATATGAAGAAGATGTTGATTCTTTATATCTATATTGAACAATTAATGTATTTGATGTATTACCAAAAGAGCCATTAAAATAGTTTCCAGAAACAATTATTTTTACAATACCATCAAGCGCAGAATTTCTCTTAACAACAGCATCTAATGATAATGGAATATAATCTACAGAAACCATCGTTCTTGAATCTTCTGTTTTATAATTTCTGCTATCAGTTACGATGATTTCAAACACATTTGTTGAAGATTTATTAAACGTGATTGTTGCAACTCCATTACTTAAAGTTGCGGTTTGATTATTAACTTTAACAGATATAATACTAGCACTATTTTGAGCATGAACTATTACAGAAACTTGTACATTTGATTCTGTCTTCACCATTTTTGTATTATCACCCGTTAGCGCAACTGTTGTTGAATTAGTATCAGTTAATGTTACACTATCTATTACCGGACTACCTGTTGCAGTAAATGTTGCTGATGCAGTTTTCTCGCCAACCTGAGTTGTTCCACTATATGTCACTGCTTTAAATTGACAAATAATTGTTTTTGAATTAGGGATTAATGCGTAGAAACTTGATGGAACTGTCCACGGATAAACATATAAATTTGTTTTATCAACAATTAAAGTCCATTCACTTTGACCTGCTGCTTTGTAATACAAGCTAGTAGTAAAAGCGTCACTTAATTTGTTTATAGTAATTGAAGTTGAGGCAGCAATATTTGCATCTAATACACCAATTTCACTTGCTCTTGGTATTGTATCGGGATTTACCGTTACGCTTGCACTACCACTTTTTAATGAATATGTACTTGTTGCAGTTGTTGTAAATGAACCCGATTTATTTGATGAATAAGTTCCATCAGAGTTATGTTGTATATCAAACGTTCTTTCTCCAAATAATTGCCAAGCATTTGTATTACGCATATCAAATGTTTGTGCTGATAATGTAGTACCATCTATTGTTGTTGTTTGATTATATCCGTAAGTTTTATAAGAAGCGCTTATTGATCTAACTTCAAGTCTTAATGTTATGTTTGATGTATTGTTTGTAATATCTTGATTGTTTACTTGATAACCTAACCTACATTCATATTCATTTCTTGTTACGCCATCTGCTGTCTGACACTTATTTGTATTTCCATAAATAAAAGCCATTTTTACACCTCCTTAATAAAAAATTCCTGTTCCATCATCATATTCTTGAAATCTACTTTTTCCAGGTGTAACAAAATAATTTGTTACAATCATATTTTCTGTTGCAACTAGCGTTTGACCTTCATAGTCAGAATATTGTGTGTTATTTTCATCTACATATCCTGCAAATAAAATTGAATTATTTGTTCTATCTTTAACATTGATTCCTATTTCATTAATAGTTGTTTTAGTATTTGCATTTGTTTTTTCATAAGTCATTCCATTTTCATCAAATGTTCCGCTTATTGTATGGACTTTTGTCACAGAACCATCTGTTAATTTTGTTGTTATTTCTTCTTTTGTATATGTATTTGTTTGTATTCTATTAACGCTCGTTTCTAATTCAACTGTTCTATTTGTAGGTGTATATCCATCAAATTTAGACATTATTTCTTGATAATTATTGTTTATTTGTGTATTACTTCTTCCTATTTCGCTTGTTAAGTTGTTTGTTACATTTTCTAAGCTTGTTTCTACATCAGTTGTGTATGCTTTTTGATTAACATCATCCCATATTATTTCTTCACTTCTTGAAACAGATTCAGTTATCTGACCTGTTGTTAATTCTATTAAAGCTTCTACATAACTTGTATCTGCTTTTTGGCTAACCTCTTCAAGAATTCCATCTTTTGCTATTTTTATTTCTGCTCTTGTTTGAGCATGAGTACTAAACGTATCAGTAAATATACTTTCTATCATGTACTCTATATCGAATAAAGCATTTGGAAAACTCTCTAGTATTATCTGATTAGTTCCTTCTCTTATATCAAGTTCTATGTCATCATAAGTTGTTATTACTGGAGCTTGTAATAAATACAATTCTTTATTGGCATCCATACCAATTTTTTTTACAATACTTACTTTTCCAGATTTAATCCATAATTCATCGTATACACCATTTAAGTTTCTTAATGCTAATACAGGTAGTTGATATCTTGTATACGTATTATCTGAATAAGTTATTCTTAACCATCTACCAAGCGGATATAATGTTGTGCTAGGATATAAATCAGTTCTAGGAAATAATTGACATGCATTTCTTATTTTTAATTCATATCCTGGATTATTAATAGAACTATTAAATTGTAAAATTCCTGTCCCTGATGCCTTATCAACTGTTTCAACTATTTCTTCTATTCTCAAATCTATGTTATCTATTTCCTGCTCTATTTGAGATATTCTTCCTCCCTGATTTGATACTGTGGATGTAATTCCATCTACAGTTTGTTCTACAGTAGATATTCTTTGTGTATGTTCACCTAATTCTTCAGATTGTTCAGACACAGTAGAAGATATTCCATCTACAGTTTGCTCTACCGTAGAAATTCTCTGTGTATGATTTCCAAGCACAGTAGATTGTTCTGATACAGTAGTTGTAATAGAATCAACTGTTTGAACTAAACTAGACACAGATTCTGAAATCAAGTGTCTATTTCCCTGTTCATCTACATAATATCTATTATCTTCTATTGTTTGTGATATAATCTCCAAACTTTGTATAATTGTAGTTACTTGCCCTGCTACAATTGTTAATTTCCCTGCAACTTGATTTGCTTTTGTATCATCTGTATATTTTGATGCTATTATAAAATCATTTTCGCTATATTCTTCTCCTGATGGTTTGCTTATTTGGCATATGTACAAATCACCGTTATCATCCACATACCAATCGCCATTATCATATGGGGGACTAGGTGTGGAAAAAAACACATTTCTAATGTTATCTTCTGTATCTATTGCAGCATTAGTTAGTGCCATTGCTTGTATTAAACTAGCATCTTCGTTTCTTACCCAACTGTATACACCCTCATCAAGTTGAAATATATATACATATCCAGTACTTCTATCGTAATATATATCTCCTACATGATTATTCGGATTTTGCCAATCAGTATATGGCCTGTTTGATAAAGTAGGTATTCCATCAAAAAACCAAAGTGATATTTCACTCTGGCTTTCTAATGTATCTCCTAAATTTATTATTATTGATTTTAAGATAGATTCTGTTTCTGCTTCTATTCTTGTTAAACCATTTCTATTATTTTGTATTGCTTTTCTATCTCCTGAAAGACCATCTAAATTATATCTTTGTCTTAATTGTTCAACAGTTAAAGTTTTACTTCTGTCTTGATAATTCATATAATCACCTCTTCATTCCTAGTGCTTTATATATGTTTCCTCTTTCGTTCTCAGTTATATCTAAATTATTTACATATTTCATGATTTGGTTATCATTATTTGTATATGAAGTATATACCAATTTCTTAAAAATAGCTTTTTGATTTTTATTCAAATCTAATGAATCAATATACTCCATAACTTTTTCTTTTCGTATATTTGTATTATCATATTTTTTCTTTATTTCATTTATTTGTTTTGAATAATCTGTATATGAATCATAATCTGCAATTAATTTTATAGCTGCATATTTTTCTGGATTTTCATAAGAATAATTATATTCGGTTTTATTTTTCCAATAATCACTGATTGGAATATTTAAATTTTTGTATATTTTTTGTTGTTTTTCTGTTAAAGGTGTATATCCATTATCTAAGTATTCTCTTGCATTTTTATTTGCATATTGTCCAAACAACGCAGCTTGTGTTACTGAACCAACATCTTTGTTAACTGGAAATCTTAATCTTCCTGTTTTAGTATAACTTCCTGCTATTGGATATTTAGAATCATACATTGATAAACCACTATATGTTTTCTTTGCTTGGCCATATCCTGTTGGAAGTAACCAATAAAACGCGCTAGATATTAAATCATCTTTAACATCTTCCCATTTTATTTCATTTCCATAATCACCTTTTTGATTAGTTAATTTCTTTAACAATGTGCCTGCACCTTTAAATGCTTCTCCAACTGGAATACGACCGCCATTAAATATACTTGCAAATGGTAGATTATCTAATATTTCACCTAGAACTTCTGTTGCTCTATCTTCTAATGATTTATCTTCATCATCATCTGAACCAAACATCTTTTTTAGTAAATCTATTGGATCAAACATTACTGATGAACCTGTTAATGCTTTCATTAGGTTATTAAACATATATGACATTGCTGCAAGTTGTCCTAATTGGAATACTACAGTTGCACCTGTTTTTTCACCATTTTGTATATCCATTTTATTATCATGTATCATTGATGACCATTGATTATTTACTTCTAATTGGAATTGTGTTAATAATCCAAGTGTTTTAGAATTAAATAATTCTGCAGTTGCTCCTTTAGATCTATCCCCCATTATTCTTGATGCAAAATCATCAGCTTTTTTAATTGCCTGTGTTTCTGTCATACCTTTAGATAGATTCTCATAGTATTTACTCCTCCAAATTTGATTTGCAGTAAAGTAATCTGTACCTGTCATAAATATTTGGCCTGCATTACTTGCTTTTTGCCATAATTTCTTAGATAATTGATTACTACCAAATCTACTTGTTAAGAAGTCTGATTTGTCTATCAATCCATCATTATGAATCATATTTTGTAATGTTGATACTGTGCCTTTTATAAATGCGCTTTTATTTGTTTTTGATGCACCCTGTACTGCTGATGCAAAGTTAGTTAATGCACTTCTAACATTAAATCCTGTCATGTTAGAACCAACTTGTTTTTTAGCAGTATCTAATACACTATATATTTTTCTTCCTAGTAATCTTTCGGCAGCTCTATCTATTCCACCTTTTTTACCAGCAAGCGCATTTGCTTGTTCATCTAACCAAGCAGCATATTTACTTAATTTATTATCAAATATATCATTTAATCTTTGTTGACCTTCTTGTGTACTTACATCGATTCCATCTAAGCCGTGTGTTTGACCATATGTATCTCTTATCATCTTACTTAATGCTCTATATCTTTGAATGTCTTCTGTATGATATATTAAATTACTTGCGCCTTCCAAATACCCATCTATACCTGTTATTGCATCATATGTTGTATTTAATCCTTTTCTTTGCATTGCACTCGCAAACCAGTTTTTACCTGGTTTAAATTGGTCTGTTAATCCATTTATATCAGTTGGTATATTTTCCTTATTTAAGTCTGCTGGATTTAGAGGAATACCCCATTGACTTAATTTATCATTTAATTCATTGAAATGCCTCATATAATCTTGTCTTTTAGGAATTGGATCATATCCCAACTCTGTAATTACATCATTTATTTGCTCTATATATGCATCATATTTTCCTCTTAATACTTCTGCAGCATGTTTTATTTTATTTTGAGTTTCTATATTAGGAAATTCTGATGCCAACTCTTTATTACCATATTTAACTAATTCACCATATTTATTAATATATTGTTTTTCTGCATATTTTTGAACTGCAGCACTTTCTTTAGAACGAGCTTTAATGTCTAATTCTTTTATTTCATTTCTTTGCTTATTTAAGAAACGAGTTCTTTCTGCTTCATTATGTTTTGTATGATTAATAGTTGCATTATTTATTTTTCGGCCAACTTTAGCACCAAATACCTTTTCATTTAATCTTACTGGATCTGTTCTTTGGAATCCTAATGAACTAATATCTTTACCTGATGAAATATCATCTAATGTTATGCCCATATCATTTAGTAATTCTTCTTGTACTAATTTTCTTGTTTTCTTAGAATATTTCTTCATCAATTCATCTTGTATTTCTTCTATTTGTTTTTCTGATAAAGAATTATCTACTAAAGCATTAAATATCTTTTTAGTTGCTGTTTCTAGTTCACTATCAGTTAGATTATATTTTTCTTTTATTGTATTTTCTCTATTCATAAAATCTGATAATTCATATAACATGTCTGCTTCTGTGTTTATATCAGATGAAAAATAATATGGATATGCATCAGATAATTCTTGATATATGCTATCAATGTTTTGACCTGTACTAGATAATTTTAATTTACCAAAATTTGATTTTCTAAAATCATTATAATCAGTAATTTGTTCTTTTAAGTTTTCATCAACTTTTATGTTAGTATTTCTAATTTGATTCTTAACTTGCTTAACATCATTATCTAAGTATTCTATTTCTTTTTGCATGAAGTTTTTAACTTCATCTCTTATTGAATTATATGTTTTTGCATTTGTTAATTGTTCTTTTGTTTTTCCTACATATTTTCTCAAATCTTCTTTTAATTGTTTAGCTTCACTATATTTTAGTTGTAAATATGTTTTACCAGCACTTGTTGCCTTCTTTAATGCTTCTGTACTATTTTTATTTATCTCTTTTGATACTTTACTTTTAACTATATCTTCTTTAGTAGGAACACCATATGAAGATGCTTTTGTTGGATTTCCATATGTTTCTGTTGTATTAGTTTTAGCAACAGGAGGATTTACTTTCTTCTTTGTAGGAATTTTTAAATCTCCTATTTTTGTTGTTGTACCTTTAGATTCAAAATTATTTTCTAAATATTCTTGCCATGTTTCATTATTTTTAGAATATCTTATATCATCATTTATTGTTGGATTTAAGTTATCTACATTTTTAATTTGATTAGGATAAAAAGCAACTATCTCATCACCACTCTTTGATTGAACTACACCATCATATCCCTTTTTTATTAATTCTTTTTGTATATCATTTCCTAAATATTGCATGTAATATTCAGGCATATGCATATCTAAATTATGGTATACATCATGCGCAACATACCATGTT